TCCTATTTTAAGAACATTTACTAGAGCCACATGACTTACATATGACACAGCCTTCTTGATACACTAAGCTTCCTTCTGCACCACACTCAGAGCACGTCTTGTCGCCGCCGACTGTGCCGTCAGGAATATAATTTTTAAGACACCTGGCAATAACTTTGCTGAAACTGAACAAATCAGCTTCTTTGTCTTTTTGGAGCTGCTCAACAACGTATTGAATTGGCGCGCCATGGCGAAGTGCCAAAGAAATGGTTCTAGTATAGCCTGCGTGATTAGGGTTATCAAAAACAGCCACAACATCTTTTATTGCAAATTCATCTTCTCCTTGGCCACAAAACAAGTCATACTTTGAAAGCATAGTCTTTCTCTGCCTGCGACGAAGTTTACCATATCGATGCTTTCTTGGTATTTCTATGTACTCGCTAAGTCCGCCTATGACTTCGTAAGGTCGATCATTCATGAGACCCACAAGAATTGTCCACTTCTCACCTTTGATTGTTGCGTGGTGAATCTCACACTTCAAACTCTCAGGTCTCTTTGGTGCATTGTTATCAACAAACTTCATGTCTTCTCTGCTTTCTTCGCCCTTTTCTTCAGAGCTCACCAAGACACCTGATCGACTTCCGTCTCTATAAACAGTGACTCCTTTGCAGCCAGTCTGCCAACCACGCATGTAAACTTCTTTGACTGTCTCAATATCAATATCAGATGGTAAGTTTGTAGTATTAGATATGGCATGACACACCCACTTCTGAGCAGCTGCCTGCAGATCTACTTTTGAAACCCAATCAATTTCGTTTGCAGTAGCACTGCTGTAGGGGCTCATCTCAACCATTTCTTCTGCTGACATGTTATCCATGTTTTCAGGTGAAAGTGTCTTTACCATCCACTGCTTAAATGCATGGTGATAAACTGAGAATTCAGACCACTTGTCTCCTAGCTCATCAACAAAGTCGACTCTTGCGTCTACGTCATTAGGGTTAATCTTTTTGCGACGCGTGTAGTGAAGCATAAATGCAGGTTCAATTCCGCTTGTTGTCTGAGTAAGAACTGATACAGAACCTGCAGGTGCTGTAGTTGTGTTAGCAATATTTCTACGACCAAATTTAGCGTTGTGCTCTCTTGCTGTAATACTGTTGATTCCTCCACACTCGTCAATTGCATCAAAAATTCTATCTAGGAAAGGATGATCTTCTTCTCTACTCGGGTCGTGAACTGTAAACGCACCTCTTTCCTGTGCCATTGTCATTGAAGAAACGTAAGAATTAACAGCGAGTTCTCTGTAGATTGATTCAGTCATTCTAATGCTAGCTTTACTACCGTATCTAATACCTAGCATTGCAAGCGCGTCTCCAATACCTGTTATGCCTAAGCCAGTCCTGCGACCGTTAACAGCTTGTGCCCTTACTGTATTCCAAAGATTAATCTCAGGTTGTTTAGCATCGGATGTCTCTGGGTCTGTTTCAATCTTGGCAAGAATCTTGTCAATCTTTTCTATTTCTAAATCGATCATATCGTCCATTAGACGCTGGGCTTTTTGTGAAACTTCTCCAAAATGAGCAAAGTCAAACTCAGCTTCTTGAGTCCATGCATTTTTAACAAAAGATGTAAGGTTGACTAGCATTAGACGACAGCTATCATAGGGTGAAAGAATAATCTCACCGCAAGGATTAGTAGAGGTTGAGCCAAAGCCTTCTGCTTCGTAGATATCAGACGGAGTCATTCTCTTCGCTGTATCCCAAAACAGAAGGCCAGGCTCGGCTGAAGCGTGTGCAGACTCAACAATCTCATGCCAAAGTTCTTGAGCACTAACCCACTCTTCTACGATGGGCTCTTTGGCATCTACAGGGAAACGCAGTTGTATTGGATCACCCCCTCGGACTGCGCGCATAAATTCCTCGCTTAAGCGAACTGAGATGTTGGCACCTGTCACACGCGACAGGTCTCTTTTAATTCTAATAAAGTCTTTTATTTGTGGGTGATGTACAGACAAGGATATCATGAGTGCGCCTCTGCGGCCGCCTTGTGCTACTTCACGACAAGAGTTAGAAAATCTGTCAAGAAAAACCTCAAGGCCTGATGTGGTTTTTGCAGCATTCGAAGTAGCTAAGTTTTTTGGTCTAATATTTGAGACATCAAAACCTACGCCACCACGGCGCTTCATGATCTGCACCTGCTCTTGATCAGTCTTAAGTATTCCTCCGTAACTATCTTCAGGAGAAGCAATGACAAAACAGTTAGATATCGACTGAATCTGGTGGTCATTGCCAATACCACTCATAGGCGAACCTTGTGGGACTACATATTTAAAATTTTGAAATAGTTCGAGTATCTCTTCTTCGCTCATAGAGTTTGGATATTTTGACTCGATTCTGGCAAATTCTTGTGAAAGGCGCTTATGCATATCGCTCGGGTCTAATTCTAAAAAATTACCGTCTCTATCTTGAAGTGCATATTTTCCTGCAAATACGCTTGCTGCTAACTCGTCGCCTTTAAAGTATTCAGTTGATGCTGCTAAAACTTGTTCGTGTGTGTACATAAAATCTCTCTATTTGCTTGATGTGATCTCTTTCCATTTTGATTTTAACATGTCTTTTGTTCCCGTATTATGAGAATCATAAATATCTACGAGTGACATTTGTCCTGGATCGTCTATGACTTGAATTTTCGATCTTGCTGTGTCAATTCTGACTGGAAAAATAATTCCGTCTTTTCCGGCTCTGTTCTTGGCTACAAAAAGCCTTCCAGAACCAGTTGCTTTTTCTGTTGGTTTTCTTGAAAGCGAGACTACAATATCTGCTACCATTGCTTTACCGTAAGCTTCGGACATGTTTTCTAACCCAACGACATCTGAGTTAGAAGCTTCGCGGTTCGCCTGTGATGCTGTCCAAACAGGAATATTCATCTCCATTGCAAGGTTTCTCAACTCCTCATACACAAGCTTTAGTTCATGTCGCAAGGAATCAAATTGTCTAGTCGATCTCATAATATCAGCATAATCAATGACGATTAGAGAAGGAATAAAATCCTTCATTGAAAGTTTTTCAATGTGATTTCTAATTGTCACAATGCTGGCAGAACCTGTTGGGTACTGCTTAATAATTAGGCGACCGTAATCGTTTTCATCGTAATGCTTCAAAACATTTTCTTTATTTTCAATAATATCTGAAGAAGGAATATCTGTTAGATGACTGTCATATCTGATACCTACAGCAGTTTCAGAAAGCTCGAATGTGTAGTGAACAACATTTTTACCTCTACGCAGAGCTTCAGCGCCCATCGCAACAAGCCAGTGAGACTTACCAACACCAGTTGGTGCTACAACAACGCCTATTTCGCCTCTTGAAAGCCCGCCGTTAAAAACTTCTTTTGAATCTAAATGCTGTATTCCAGTTGGACAACACACTCTGTTAATTTTTGCAAATCTAGCTTCGTGATCTTTGAAAAAATCATGACCCACAGAAGATCCCGTCCCTTTAGAAACTGCATCTTTCATTATGTTTAAAACTGCTTCGTAGTTTTCACCTTGAATAGCTTTTACACTATCTTCTAAAGCTTGCTGCAAAACCTGCTTTTTACAAAAATCAAGTGTTTTTTCTTTTACATACTCGAGATCACCAAGATTAGGAGAAGATTTTACACGAGAAAGAAATTCAATTACTTGTGATCTTAGTATGACATCATCACCTTCTGACAATTCATCTCTAATAATTGAAATTAGAAGACTCATTGTAGGAAAATTCTTATATTTTAAATAAAATCCAAAAAATCTATCACACAAGTACTGAAGATACTTCATTTCAAAATACTCGTGAGTCATAATTTCAACCATCTGAGTTGCCCACTGGGGATCTGTCAGTAATGAGTGAAATATCTTTTCTTGAAAGTCTTTTCCGTATTTAGAAAAGTGATTTTCATAAGTCATTTAATTGTGCCCTTTTTTAATTTGCGTAGAAGATAGTTCCATCTTAACATATCAATGTTTGTAATGGAAGAGGCTTTTAAAAGCCTGTGGATATTCATATTATCATACAAAGGTTTAAAATTTTCAATATCGCTTTCAAGCTTTTTTATATGAGAAATAGAAAGATTGTTAGTGTCAAGAAGAACTAGCCTATTATTTCTTTTTATGAGATCTTCGCTGTTGCAAATTGACTCAAATATCTTTGGACCTTTTTTCTTAATCATTGACTTTGAGTCTATTACCAGATCGTAGAGCATATATTCCTGGGACTCTGTGAACTTCTGGAACCTTTTCGCGAGGCTTTTGTATCCTACACCTTTTACACCAGGAATGTTGTCTGACGTATCACCTACGATACTCTTAGCTAGGCAAAAATTATTTGGATGAATACCGAACCTTTCTATGACCTTGTGTTTATCAACAAAAGATTTTAGTGTCGGAGACCAGATAATAGTGTTGTCATCAACGAGTTGATAAAAATCGTGATCTGAAGACACTATTATTTTGTTTTTGTCTTTAAGTAAGTACTTGCAAAGGTATCCAATTGCATCGTCAGCTTCTGCTCCTGCGATATAAGTTTGGCAGACAGGTACGCATGCGAGTATTGAAATAAGTGTTTTTATTTGAAAACTTCTGTTTTGATATGTTGCAGGTATATCGTCTTCATAATAACGATTAAGTCTCTGAGGCCGAGAATTTTTCTTATAGTCGCTGTAAAGACCTCTTTTTTTATTTGAGCCTTCACCTTCCCAAACAACAATCACGCTCTCAGGTTTACATTTTTCAACTAGTCTCATCATCGCAT